AGGAAGCTGAAAGATTAGAGGGTATGGCAGAGTGGAAAGCAAGAGTATTAGGAATTAGCCAGCAAGATGTCATTTAAATGCAAAGAGTGTGGGGATTCATTTGATTCCTTGAAGGGACTGCATTCTCACTTGAGAAAGCACAGTAAACTGCTTGGAGATTACTATGTAGAAAACTATCAGAGAAAAGATAAATTAACTGGCGATCTAATACCTTTTAAAAATTACAAACAGTATTTTTCTACAGAGTTCATAAATAAAAGAAATATGAACAAATGGTGCGACCAAGCGCCAAAAGAAGAGGTCAAAGATTTTATCATATCAGTTTTACAAAAAAAATTAAGTGCCAAGGGCATATGTTCAGGGCCACCCTCCACATATCTACAAACAAGCAATCTACCTGACATAGATTTATGTAAGAAGATCTTTGGCAGCTATAAAGATACTTGTAAGCAGCTAGACATGAAACCTATGCTCTCACGTTCGTTGCCAAAAGACTTCAGTAAAGATTATTCAGATACCCGAATCCTTATAGACACAAGAGAACAAAAACCACTGCATTTCACCAATTCTGAATTGCTTAAGTTAGATGTGGGAGATTATGCGGTAGCAGGTGATTTATATGACTATACATTCGTGGATAGGAAATCTTACCAGGACTTTTGTTCTACGATTACAAACGGATATAATCGATTTATAAAAGAGTTAGAAAGATGCAGGTCTATGGGCTGCTACTTGTATATAGTAACAGAAACGGCATTTGATAATATGTGGGCTATAAATAACCGCGTGTTCAAAAAATTTAAATTAGATTATGTTTATCATAGGATGCGTGAGATACAAGCTAACTACACAGATTGCTGTCAATTTATATTCAGTGGATCAAGAGAGAAAAGCGAAGAGCTAATTCCTAAAATTCTTGTTTTAGGCACGAAACTCTGGGAGGTAGACCTGCAATATTTCTGGGATAAACAATTAAAAAAAGATGGCTTGGGAAACAGGACAACAAAAACTAAATCGAAAGTACAAGGATATAAACAAACATATTCTAGAAAAAGAGGGGTTTATAGAAGAAACTGAAGCAAAAGTTTTGCTTTATAAGTTTTTAAGAGAAAACCCTTCCTTTGCTTGTGAATTGTTTACGGGGGTAAAGCTATTCCCTTTCCAGCACATGGCTATTAAGGCCATGATGGAGTCCGACTACTTTTTGGGGATATGGAGTCGGGGAATGTCCAAGAGCTTCTCTACGGGCGTTTTCGCGCTATTAGACGCTATTCTGAATCAGGGCGTTCAGATAGGTATTTTGTCTAAGTCTTTCAGGCAATCAAAAATGATTTTTAAAAAGATAGAAGATATAGCTAAAAGCCCTAAAGCTACGTTTTTCTCTCAATGTATTACTAGGGTTTCCAAAATGAATGATGAGTGGGTTATGGAAATCGGTAGGAGCAGCATAAGAGCATTACCTTTGGGAGATGGAGAAAAGTTAAGAGGTTTCCGATTCCAAAGAATGATTATTGATGAATTATTGTTAATGCCTGAAAAAATTTACAATGAGGTGATTATTCCTTTCTTGTCTGTTGTAGAAAACCCTACAGAGCGTCAAGAAGTTTATGATTTAGAGACCCAGATGATCGAGCAGGGTAAAATGAAAGAAGAAGACAGAAAGATATGGCCAAATAACAAAATTATTGGTTTGTCCTCTGCATCATACAAATTTGAGTATCTTTACAAAATATATCAACAATATGAAGCTCTGATATTGAATGAGAATAAGCAAGATGGAGCGCATAGAACAATTATGCATTTTAGTTATGATTGCGCCCCAGAACAGCTCTACGATCAGAATTTGATAAATCAATCTAAGTCTACAATGAGTGACTCACAGTTTGATAGAGAGTTTGGTGCTATATTTACAGACGATAGCTCTGGTTACTTTAAGGTCAGCAAAATGGCTGCTTGTACACTACCTGACGGTGAAGGTCAGTGTGTAGAGGTTGTAGGTAATCCTAAAGATGAGTATATACTTGCTTTTGACCCCTCTTGGTCAGAAAGCGAAAGCTCTGACGACTTCGCGATGTTATTAATAAAATTAAATCGTGAAAACAGAAAAGGAACTATAGTGCATAGTTATGCCTTGTCTGGAGCCAATTTAAAAACCCATATAAAATATATGGCATATGTTCTCACTCACTTTAACGTATCTGCTGTGGTAGGAGACTATAACGGAGGTGTGCAGTTTGTTAACTCTTGCAATGAGAGTGAAATATTCAAGAGGAAGAATTTAAACCTTGGAGTTATAGAGGCTGATTTAGACAAATCGAAAGATTACGATAAAAACTTAAGAAGACTTAAAAATCAATATAATAAGTCAGAAAAGAAATTTGTGTTTCTTAGAAAACCTACTTCAGCGTGGATTAGGTTAGCTAACGAATCCTTACAATCAGCTTTTGATCATAAAAGAATATTTTTCGCGGGAGCTGCCATGAATGATGATTATAATAATCAAAGGAAATCTAGGGTTCCAATAGGTGAATTAAAATTCATTAGAAATGACCCAAATGAAAAAGGTGGGAAAGGAGCTAGAATGATCGACTTTGTAGAGCATCAAAAAGATATGATGGATTTAATCAAAGTTCAATGTGCTTTGATACAAATAACGACTTCTGTGCAAGGGACTCAAAGTTTTGATTTACCTCCGAACCTAAGAAAGCAAAGTGGAGCTGATAAAGCGAGAAAAGACTCGTATTCAGCTTTAGTCTTAGGTAATTGGATGATGAATGTATTTTACGATATGGAGTCAGATGAAATCTCAAATGTCCAAGCGACATTCACTCCAATGTTTATTTCTTAACTTTTAAAAGTTGAAAGTTAACTTTATCGTGTAAGATAAATTATATTTATGGCTAAAAGAAAATACACTAAGCGTTCTGAATATTGGAACAAGTTTACTCACCCTTCACAGACAGATGAACAAGAAACCTCTCCAGAACTTTTAGGAGAGCCTTTTTATACCTCTGATGCTTCTTATAGCTCTATATCAGAAGCTAGGAGACAGAAAGCATCTACTAGCAATTTTAAAGGTTCTAGAACAAATAGGATAGCGTATACTACGCAGAAAGAAAGGTTCTCAAGTATTAGGAGAGGGTTATTACCCTATGAATATGCTTCTGATGGGGTTACTTGTAGAGATGCTATCGAGCTGTGTCAGAAAGCCTATTGTAACGTAGCTGTTTTTAGAAACGCTATAGATATAATGTCAGAGTTCACAAACACTGATATATATTTAGAAGGGGGCAGCAGGAAAAGCAGAGAGTTTTTCCATGAATGGTTTAAAAGAGTTAATATTATAGCGTTAAAAGATCAATACTTTAGAGAATATTACAGAAGTGGAAATATTTTCTTATACAGAATAGATGGAAAATTTAAAGCTGATGATTACGCAAGATTAATTAATCAGGTAGGAACAATAGGCGGTGCCACCAATAAAATACCTCTCAAATATATTCTTCTAAATCCTTATGATGTTATAGCTAGGAGATCTACTACTTTTACCACTAGGGGTGTTTATCAAAAAGTATTATCAGAATATGAGATAGCAAGATTAGGAAGCCCTCAAACAGAGGAGGATGCTGCTATATTTGAGGCTTTAGACCCAGAAATAAAAGACTCTATCTTAAAAGGATCTTACAGCAATAAAGGTATAAAAATTAATTTAGATCCAGAAAGATTATCATACTCTTTTTACAAAAAGCAAGATTATGAACCATTTGCGGTTCCCTTTGGTTTCCCAGTTCTCGAAGACATCAACGCAAAGATGGAGCTGAAGAAAATGGATCAAGCTATTACAAGAACTGTAGAAAATGTAATTTTGCTTATCACTATGGGTGCTGATCCAGAGAAGGGTGGTGTTAACCCAAACAACATGGCCGCTATGCAGAATTTGTTTAAGAATGAAAGTGTCGGTCGTGTGTTGGTTTCAGATTACACAACGAAAGCAGAATTTATTATTCCTGAACTAAACTTAGTTCTTGGCCCTCAAAAATATCAAATACTTAATGAGGATATTAAACAAGGATTGCAGAATATTGTAGTCGGAGAAGAGAAATTTAATTCTACTCAAGTAAAGGCTCAAATATTTATTGATAGGCTACAAGAATCTAGATACGGATTTTTAAATGATTTCTTAAATAAAGAAATTAAGAGAATAGCAAAAGACCTAGGCTTTCGCTCATGGCCAGAGGCTAAGATGAAAGATATTGATATGAGAGACGAGGTGCAACTTATGAGAGCATCTACAAGGCTTATGGAGCTTGGTATCATTACTCCAGAACAAGGAATGGAAATGTTCCATAATGGTAAATTCCCAGACCCAGATCAATTAGATTCAGCTCAACAAGACTTCTTAGAGGATAGAGAAAAGGGTTATTACAATCCGATTGTAGGTGGAGTGCCAGTTTATTCTCCAGAAAGCAAAGCTAGTGGGCCTAGGAAACAAGCTGGTAGGCCAGAGGGTACGACTGATATTCCATTAGTTAATGCGACATATTCTAGAGCTAATATACAGAAAACTATCTATGATATTGATAGTTTAATAAACGATGCTAAAGACAAAATGGTATCTCATTTAAAAGTTTCTGAACTTAGTGAAGCACAGCAAGATATGGTTTCTAGCTTATGCGAATCTATAGTTTGTTCTAATAAAAAAGAATATTGGGGTGAAATACTAGAATCATGTGTAAAAGATTTTAACGAAATAGAAAATTTAAGTCCTCTAAAAGAGGTTTTAGATATTTCGGCGCAACATACTTTAGAAACGTACCCAGCAGCAATTTTATATCATAGCCATGAAAAAAATATTTAAACATACGAAAGATGGAATCGAAGTAGATATTTCTCTAGCCATGCCTCATGGAGAGGAAAAAGAGAAAAGTGAATCTAAAAAGAAAAAATATTCTTACGGCGCTCCTGATGTAAATAAACATTACTTCAAGACAAAAGAAGAGGCTATGAAGGATGCTGAAAAGCTAGGTTTAAAGGGTATACACTCTCACAAGGGTGAAAATGGAGAGACTTTATATATGGCTGGTCCCAACCATGAAACTTTCATGAGAAAGCATAAAGAAGTCCTAAAAGAGAAAGAGGACAAAAAAGCTAAAGGAATGGACATGGAAGATCATAAGGATATGAAAGAAAAAAATTCTGAAGGCTATATGCTTATGAAAAAAGATAAGAAAAATAAAGCTGAAGCAGAAATGATTAAAGATGGTCAGTATATGGGTAAGCCACCTAAAAAGGCTAAAGCTGGTCACTATGGAGATAAGAAAAAGGCTAAAGCGGAAATGACTCCAAAACAAAAAGGCGCTCTTGATAAAAATAAGGATGGCAAGATTTCAAAAGAAGATTTTGAGATGCTCCGCAAAGAGAAAAAAGAATCTAAGAGTATGCATAAAGACGAGGACAAGGATAAAAAGAAAAAAGCTAAAATGAGCTATGCTCAAATCCTTACAGACATAGCCTCTGAAAAATTTAATGATGGAGTATAAATATACTACCACCTTTGAAGCCCCCATACTTGCATGTGAAATAAGTGAGGCTTCTTTAATTTCTGAAGCCTCTTTAAAGAATTTAGAGCCTTTAGTGCCTAAAGATATAGACTACAGTGAGAATGTAGATCTAATGGGTGTTGCATTTAATGCTGCTGTAATTAATCAATTTAATAAAAACGGCGATGGCATGGACACATCCACAGCCGTAAAGTATACTAAAAAATTTATACATAAACCTACCAACATAGAACATGATAAACAAAAAGTTGTGGGTCATGTTGTTTCTGCTGGATATAGCAAATTTGACTCTAGTGAGTTAATGGGTGAAGAAGAGGTTAAAACACTTAAAGAGCCATTTAATATTTCTTTGGGCGCTGTTATTTATAAAACAGTTAATCCTAATTTTACAAATTTAGTAAAAAATTCTTTAGACCCAGATAGTAGTCAATATCAAAAGGTTTCTGCCAGCTGGGAAGTTGGCTTTAATAGTTATGTTTTAGCTGTTGGTAGTGATAATTTAAGTGAAGCTAGAATTATATCTGATCCAGAAGAAATAGCTAAATTACAAGGTAATTTAAGGAGTTACGGCGGTAATGGGAAAACAGATAAGGGCGAAAAAATAAACAGACTTATAATGGGTAATATATATCCGTTAGGTATAGCTTATACATTAAACCCCGCAGCAAAAGTGAAAGGTTTATATGCTGAACCAGAGAAAAAAACTCAAATTTTTATAAACGACAAGCGGGATAAAATTTCACAAAATAATAATTTAAATGTAAACACACAAAAGAACATTATCGATATGGAACTTGAAAATACTCTAAATGAACTGAAGGATCTTCTTAATGAGAAGAAATTCTCTAAGGAAGCGGTTGCTTCCATGACTGATACCTTTGCAGATGCAATCCGTCAGCGGGACGAACAATACCGTAAGGATCTTGAAGCAGAGAGATTGGAAAAAGAAGGTAAAATTAAAGAATACGAAGACCTTAAAGCTTCTGTCGAAGCTCTTGAGGAAAAGCTTGGTGCCGCCAACGAGCGCATTTCTGGTTTTGAAAACGAGAAAAAAGCTCAAGAGGCTATTGCTTCTTTTAACATTCGTATGGATGAAATTGACAACAAATTTGATCTTGATGACCAAGACCGTGAATTTCTTGCTTCTGAACTTAAAGGTTTAGATGAAGATGCTTCTTACGAGGCTTTTGCTTCTAAACTTGATGTCTTATGGAAGCATAAAAACAAAGAAGTTCAGGAAGAGTTCAACGCTCAAATTCAAGCTCGTATCGACGAAGAAGTAGCTAAAAAGCTCTCTAACGCTTCTACTGAAGAAGTAGAGATTGAAGAGGCTCTTGACGCTGCTGAAACTGTAGATGCAGAAATCTCTAATGCAAATGAGGCTACTGCATCTGAAGAACCCTCTCTACGTGATAAGTTCAAAGCAGCTTTTTCGCGTGAAAACATTGAAATTTCTTAATTTAACAAAATAAAATTATGGCATTACGAATTCTACCATTCAGACAATACTCTGATCACGATGTCGTGAACATGTACTCTATCATTGATAGTGATGTTCTCGATAGCACCACTGGAACGGGCGCTGGCGATGCTGGCGTATTTGTGAAAGTGTCAGACGGAAACTTCGATAACGATCCTGTAACTTACCAAACGAACAGCTACTTGGGTAACACCAGCTATCCGTTCCTTGGAACTACAGAGATGTATCCTGAAGTTAATATTAAGGTAACTGGTAATACCTCTGGACAAGTTCCTCTCGGTATGACTCTTTATCAAACAGCAAAAAACGATGAGAACGGCGAAAAGCTGCTCTACAACCCACAGAAACAAGAGGAACTCCAAGCTATGCTCCCAGGGCAAGCTGTTCCTATCGCAACTAAAGGTATCTTTACTTTAAGCTCTGCTGCATTTGATGGGCCAGTTAGTAGTTATGCCCCAGGAAATGTAATCATTGCTTCTAATAACAATGACGGCAAAATTACTGGTGCTGCTCGCGGAAACGCTAAAATTGAACATTCTGAAAGAGTTTTCGGACATGTTCTTGGAACAGGAACCCGTGCAAATGTCGGTCCCACCACTGATCAGTTCTCTGGTGATTACATCGTTGTATCGTTTGATTGTAACTAATAATAGAAAGGCTTTATAACATGAAAATTACTTTAAAAAGAACTCCAGAACAAGTCGAGCTTGTAAAAGCTATGGCTTCTCGTAATCGCACTGTGGCATACGAGGCTCAAGTAGCGCTTGCTGAATTCATCGGACCAGTTTTGGCCGAGGTTCTCAATCAGGCTCCTACTGTAAGCAACCTTTTCAACTCACTGCAATTCAATGCAGATGATAACCCAAGCATCCCGCTTGATCTTTACTACGACATTGCTGACGAAGATTACGTCAAAGTGTGGAGTCAGAGTCATGCAGGTGGTCTTCCAAGCAGTCAGGTTCTCCCAACTGTTTCCGAGCTTAAGCTCGCCACCTATACTCTTGATGCCGCAGTTGACTTTGATCGTCGCTATGCAGCAAAGAGCCGTATGGATGTTGTTGGTAAAACATTTACTCGCGTTGCACAAGAGATCCTTCTTAAGCAAGAGCGCACTTCTGCTACTCTTCTTATGACTTCTCTTGCTGGCGCTCAAATTAAAACCTCGCCGAACTTAAGTCAGAGACAAATCTTCAGGACTGCTGTTGCAGACCAAGTTCTTATTGATGATTTCAATAAACTCATGACTCTTGCAAAGCGCATCAACACTTCTTGGATCGGTGGAACTCCTACCACCCGTACTCGCGGTATTACTGATATCGTTTGTTCTCCAGAGGTTGTTGGAAGTATCCGTGCAATGGCTTACAACCCTGTGAATACTCGCGGTGGTGACGGAGCTGGAGCGGCTGCTACAGATGGATCTCAAAACCCTATTGCTGCTCCTGAACAGCTTCGTGACCAGCTTTATCAGAATGCAGGTCTTGACAGCTTCATGGGTGTCAATATCTTGGAATTCAACGAATTCGGTAAGGGACAGAAGTTTAACACTATCTTCGATACTGCTGCTGGCGGTCAGAAATACTCTGTATTTGGAGACTCTGCTGATGCAAACGGTCGTTCCGCTGTGTTTGCTGGTGCTACTGACGAAATTATCGTTGGTGTTGATCGTACTCGCGATTCACTCATGCGCGTTATTGCTACTGATCCAGATAGCAATAGTGAGATGAACTTAATCGCTGATGACCAGTATAGCGTTCGTCAGAACAAGATTGGTTACTATGGTCAAATCGAAGAAGGAAGGGTTGTCCTTGACAACCGTGTTCTTCTTGGACTTGTCAGGGGAGGTTAATATCAACCCTATCAATTATAAAGAGAGCCGTCCCTTCGGGGGCGGCTTTTTTTTTGTAATTTATTAATTAAGTGTATATAATATTGTATGGCCGAGAAAAAAATAGCTAAAAATAAAGAAGTCCCGTTTAAAGAAGTAACCACTGGGCAAGAACAGCCAGCTAAAAAAGGTCTTTTAGAGGAGCTGGAAGAACTTAGAAATACTGGGGAAACTAGCACCGCTCGCTATAAAGAGGTCATGCAAGAGATAGAAGTTATTTATGGAACTGGTGAAACTAATTCTTTTGGGACGAATGATATAGAAATCCTTAAAGATAAGCTAAGTAGAATGTCTAAAGCAGATTTGCAATCTTTTGCGAGAAAAATTGGCATTAATCCTTATTACAATAAAGGAGCGGTAAAAGATAATATCATTAAAGAATTCAATAGGTATCAAAGCAGGGGCAGTATTGCTTCTGCGCCATTGCCAACTCCAGCAATTGAATTAGATCCAAACAACCCGCAACATAAACAAGTTCTTGATTGGTTAGAGGGTTAAAATACTAAAAGATAGTGTAATACACTATATGCCGAACGTATTAGAAGATCTCGCTTCAGGAATTGTTGTCACAGAGTTTGATGGTGACACAGGAATAGCCACAGTAGCTAATGTCAGTGGTTGGTTATTTGAAAATCTAGGACAAGTAAATAATTACTTGTATACTGATTTTAGTGGAGCAGATGCTACTGGGACTTATGGTTTGATGGATATTGAAGCCCAGAGTGTTTTAAAAGAACTGTATCTTTCTAATTACTACAATAAGCAAGCGAGAAATGCCCTTAGAGGCATTACAACGTCCTCCGCTAGTGGAGACAACGTATTGTCTCTACGAGACGGAGAAAGCGCTGTTACGTTCGTTAATCGCAATGAGGTATCAAAAGTATATAGAGGATTAGCTAACGACTGTATGGATAGAGTCACACAGCTATCCGCACAGTATAATATATACCAAGCTGAACCCAGACAACTGGGAGGTATTGATGCCAGTGGAGTAGGAGTAACCTATATTTAGAGAGAAGCTTTTAGAGCTTTCTTGGCTTTTAAGTATTCGCTACGAAGAGAATCAAATTTTTCAGGATTAGCCTTACGAGCCTTTACAAACTCTTTCTTTAACTCACCCAAGGTTTTGGCTTTAGGTTTCGAAACTTCTTTCTTTGCTTTGGACTTTGGAGCTTCTTCCTTTTTATCGACAATTTTTTTAGAGGCTTTAGGTTTTTGAGAGCCTTTAGGTTTAGCGGTAGTTTTCTTTTTTGAATCACTCATTTTAATTATGCGTCTGGGTGTGTATCAAACCAATCTTTTCCGTCTCCAAGGATTCTATTTTTTCTTCTCATTGGGACATTAGGATCATTTAATTTGCCAGTAAAGGGCTTGTTTTTTACAGGCTTATCCTCTAGCTTATCCTCTAGCTTATCCTCCCCTTTAGGGGAGAATGATATTTCTTTTTTATAATCTTTTTTACTCATGGTATTACTGGAATACTGTTGCAGCACCACATCCACTCATGAATACTCCATTATCTGTATCGTTGGGACCACCAATTTGGGTTGAGAATGTAAGGTCTACAGTTTTGTTAGCTCCGATGCTTGAAGAGAATGATTGACTGTCAAGCCTAAGTCCCTTCAATTCGTATCTGATTACTTCCTTTGCGACAGTTGCACTATCTTTGACTGTGATAGTTGCTGTTTCAGCGCCAGAGTTAAGAATATTAGCTAAGTCTTGACTTTGGGTGTCGTTAACTACAGCAGAAACATTCAAAGTAGCGTTAACTGGGAAATCAACCTCTCTAGCGAATGGGAACCTACTACCAAGTCTATCGATAGGAGTTCTAGAAAGTGGAAGCGAAATAGAAGCACTTTGAACGTGCGCTCCATCCACTCCATCAATTTTAACTAAAGATTCGCCATCAACATTAGATAAGCCTAGAGTTACATCTCCTGGGCGCAATGCTGTAATTGGAGCGCGATTAGCAAAACCTGATATTCCACCATCTTTTGTTGGATTTGGTAGTTCAATATTTTTATTAATTGAAGTTCCATTCTCTTGGTCCACTGCTGGAGAACCAGTAGTAGGAGAATCAGCTACAGAGTTCATATTAGCTCCTTCTACAGTAACATTAACAGTAGGAAGCGCTCCAACAGAAAGATCAACAGTGTAATCACTTATATAGCAGTTACCTACGCCTATAACTGTATCAGCGTTATTGAGAGCTTCCCCTGCGCCAGCTTTATTTAAATCTTCACCGTCTGGAGAAGTAACAATGTAAAAGTTTACTCCAGAACTAGCTACTAAATGACCCGAAGCAAAGTTACCTGAAGTAAAAGCATTTGCTCCTCCACCTCTTTGGGTATTAGTTCCTCCACTATTTTGAACGAAGAAACCAAGCGCTCTTTCGTTAAATCCATCTGCAAGATAATAACTAAAATCAAGATTTACAGTAGGAGGATCTAGGACTAAAGAGTCGATCCTAGCAAGGTCTCCAAATTGGTTTACATCCTGTCTGTTGATAGTAAAGCTATAGTTAGCGCTCTGCACTCGACCTAATTGTTCGTGTGCTGACTTCCCTGTTAGCGAAGCACCGCTACTTACAAATAGTCCTTCTGATTGATAAATTACTCTGTTTCTGGCCATAATTAAAGATTCTTTCTTTTGTTTACAGTTTTATTGTTAAAATATGAAATTAAGAGAAGCGTAATCTGTATTGTTCTATATCAAAATCTATAAATCCTACATATAGTTCATTAGCTAATACATTCCTTGTTCTGTCACTTAATTTAGACGTTCTGACTTTTTCTACACAGAATTTAGTTACATCTTCATAAGTATTTGCTAATCCTGTATAATTAAAACTTCCTTCTTTTAGGTCTCCCAATTCGTCTATTGGATATCCTGACATTGGGATAGCTGCTACAACTTCATCCACGGAGTCCATGAAAATAGATATAACTCCATCTAGCTGATAGGTATCTTCTGCTAAAATAACAGCTTTTGCTTGTGTTTTAGTTCTTTGCATTCCACCTAAAGCAAATGGTTCATTTTCTGCTTGAGATACAGATAAGAATATAGCTGGGACCACATCATCATAAGGCTGAATAAAAGTCTCTGGCCCAGATGGAATCCTTGAATTAACAACATATTTATTCTCTACAATCAAGTCATCCTCTGTGTCATTTGTTAAATAGACATTAAAATCTTTTACGGCAAATTCTCCTGTAACCGTCATATTTTTATTATCCCCAGAAAATAAAGCTCTACCATTATCAAAATCAAAAACTACCCCATCATTTCGACCAGAAGTCCCAGAGCCTACAACAGAAACCCCTGTAGGTATAACGGCTCCAGATATAGATGAGTCTGTAACCCATTGCTTGTAAGAACTACCATATGCTAAATATCTAGAGTCTAACCGAGGGTCTTCATAATAATATAGCTGTCCAGTTTTATTACTGTAAGCTTCACCTTTTGTTAAAAGGAAATTATCGAACCACAAAAAGAAGGATGTGGTTAATTTGTGCTGGAATTGTTCTTTCATTTCAACTCTTCGAATCTTTTTCTATATTTTTTGATTAAAGCAGAGATGTAAGGTCTATTTTGAAATCTTCCGCTTCTTATTTTATTTACACGACTTTGCACTGCTGCGCCTGATCTTCCCCCATCTTTACGCAATAAAAAGCCTAATCCTGACAGTCCTCTTTCAATGCCTTCAGCCCAACTTCTACCTGTGGCCCAAGGAAGAGGCGTTATTGCGAAGATATCTTGT